ATTTAGTGCATTTGGAATGGGCGGTGTTGGTGCGTTCGGAATGAGTGGCGGCGGATTGTTAGGCGGTCTATTTGGAGGCGGCGGAGGTCTGTTTGGACTATTAGGCGGCTTCCTTGGCTTTGCAAGCGGTGGTGTTGTCCCAGGTATGCCAACAAGAGGTGACAGTGTTCCTATCCTAGCCACCCCTGGAGAAGTTATATTAAATAAAAGACAACAGGGCGAAGTTTTGCAAGCAAAAAGAGATGAACCACTTACTGTTAATTTTAACTTGCAAGCAATCGACACACAATCAGGAACAGAGTTTATACTCAAAAACAAAAAACAAATTACAGGTGTTATTCAACAAGCGTACAACACCAGAGGCCAATCAGGACCATTAGGATAATAATATGAGCAATGTTTTCAAATATCCAAATACATACTATCAACCTTATAGTTGGATAAATTCAGGTGACATATATTTAGGTGCACTACAAAGAGCAAACTACTACTTAAATCACGACAATACAAATTACCCATATACAAAACAGTATCTTGGAGAAACTGCAACAACAGACAGATTTGCAGGATTAAATCCTCGCACACCTGCTAAAATGTTGGAGAAAGTTAGTTTGCATAGACAATACTATGGACATTTTAGTGACAAAAATTCAAACAATTATCCAAGTTATGAAAGTATCTACACAGAATGTTTGATTGACTGTTATTTTCACGAAATCAAAGGTAGATCAACAAGTTCATACCCAGAGCCTACAACAGGCACATTAAGAATTAATTGTAAAAGAGATGCAAACAGTCACCCAAACAACAGTGGTGATCCAACAAAAGTAGTTCCTATCAATTTAAGCAGTCCAGATACACACGGTTTAGGCAATTCAATAACACCGTATCACAACCTTGATCCAATCAAAGTTCAATTTTCAGGGTATGATACAAGTGTTCCTGGTGAATGGGGCAACTACCTAAACTTTGCAGACAATGGTGGTACATACTTTTATTTGAAAGTTATCAATTCACAAACTGTTGAAGTATACACAGACAGTGGTTATACAACACCAGTAAACATTGGACCAAGTGGTTTAAACTGGGGTGCATATATTCACGACCTTAATAATGCTTATGTTATTTCAGATGACAGCACATATAGATATCAACTTATAAATGTTACTTTTGTTGATCGTGGCAATAGAGTGTTTACATATTATGACAAAGATTACTATTCAGGTTATGGCAACAGTGTAAACAACAACTTTGGTGCAAACATAGTTGGCGCAAGACCTTTCTTTTATGTAAAGACACAGCCAATTGCAACAGCACCAAACTATAACAGTAATTTACCAATGGATTATGCAAGTTATGCAGAATGGTGGTATGACAGTCAATATTTGCCTGGCGTAACTATACAGTGTGCAGGTGATGGATTGCCATACACAGGTGTTGGTAATAATGGTTGTGTAACAGGCGTAACATTTGATGAAGAATTCTGTGGTAGATTTAATAGTGGAGGCACAGCCGCTGATCCATTTGATGGTGTAGGCGAAGAATGTGCTTTAAGTGTTGCAACATTAGACAGTGATCCAGCCGCAGGATATACCTTCTTCTTAAGTAATGTTACACAAGCAAATCCAGCAGTTGTTACATTTGCAAATAGTGTATTTGACCAAAGTGCAACAAGTGAATTTTCAATGAAAACATTCCGTCAAGTTGGTGGTATGACAGAACTCGACGGTTTAATGGTATACTTAAAATCAACAGGACACAACACTGCTGAATTATACTATGACCATAACTTTACTTCACCAGTTGACAGCACAGGGTTTTCAGCATATACTGGGTCACCTGAAGCGGGTGATATGGCAGACTTTGATAATAATAGTTTGCAAGGTGATGGTGTATTTTCACCAAGTTACACAGGTGATAGTTTAGGAAGTGATTTTGATAACTACAATCCACAACCATTATCTACAACAAATGCTGGTAGTGCAGATCAAGTATGGCCAAGAACAGTTAGCCCTGCTAAAATGGACATACAGTTAATTCAACCAACACGCAAAACATACGGACAAGACTTAACACGCTATACCAACAGTACTGGTGCATATGGATATAGATTGACATTGACATACAACAATATTTCAAAAGATGCGTGGCGTGAGTTTGATGGCTTTATCAAAGGTATGCGTGGAGCAACTGCACCATTCCATTTCTATTATTTCAATAATACAGATGGCGGTGGTTATAGAGTATTTGATAGTAGCCAAGACACTATAGACACTTGGGAGGCTTCAAGAATCGCACTTGCAAAACCTGTTTCAGCAGGTGATACAAAAATAACATTCACAGGCTTTAAAGCAGATGGATCAGCACCAGGAACAAATACACGCATTGTTTCCAGAACTAACGATGTATTCTTCGCTGCTCATACATATCGTGATAGTTATACAGCAAACAATGTTGGGTTTGCAGGCGGTGAGTTTCAAACAAATCAATTCGGTGAAGCAATCATACGATTTACACATCCTTTCAAAAATACATTGAGTGCATTAAACAACAGTATAACTCCGACCAGAGGATGGACATACCTACAGTGTATGTTAGCAGATGATGAAGTAGAATATGATTTCCACCCAATAGGTGATTTTGTTAGTTTTAAAGTAGATTTGGATGTAGTATAATGACAGAACAAGTAGATGTAGATGAAATGAATTTTAGCGATTTACAGTGGTATGTTTTAAGATTTACCACAAATAAATTTGAATGGGGACACAATGACTGCAATACTTTTATTGTAGAATATGTAGACTGGATAAAAGGCACAAACATAATCAGCGAAGTCAAAGGCAAGTACTGGGATGCAAAAAGTGCATTTCGATTTACAAGAGATTATAAAAAATTAGATGCTGGGCTTGAAGAACAAGGGTTCGAACAAGTAGAAGAATTACAAGATGGTGACATTGTCACATTCGTAAAAAATGGTTTTGTTTGCGGGCATATATATGCTTATAACAGGATGCACAGCATGGACACAGATCACGGTTATATGAGTATACCAAGCAATCAAGTTAACATCAATCATCCTGATCTTAAGATTTGGAGATACAATGTCGGGTCGTGATATGGATAATGCAACCCAAACAGAGGTTGCAAAGAACAATATAACTGGATTTGAATTACTGGAGTTACAATTAGATGACGGCACTTATCGTTTTACCAACGGCCCCTGGGATGCAACTTATGGTGGCAATACTTACCAGGCTCTTGGAAACTTTTTAGGTTTTTCAGACATACAAGAAAATACCCAAATGCAAATCGCAGAGGTGACGGTCACCTTAACTGGCTTGAGACAAGAAGACTTTGGGTATTTTGTAAACACAGACTTTATCGATAGAACAGTTGTAATTTATAGACAACTTTGGAATGACCAAGATGGTGTTGTAGGCACATTCAAAATATTCGAAGGTAGACTAAAGAACGCCGCAGTAGAAGATTCGGGCGAAGAACTTACAGTTGGTGGAACTGCGTCAAATCAGTTTGTCGACTTTGAAAGAACAGCAGGCAGACGCACAAACAATGATGAGCAGCAATTCTATTACACCGGCGATTTGTTTTTCGAGTTTGCCAAAGAAGTGCTTAAAGAGATAAAATGGAAACCATAATATGGCAGTAGCATTACCAATACTAGGCGGATTAGGAGCAGGTGCAGCAGGCTTCTTTGGTATCAGTCTCGCAGCGACATCACTTACAGCAATCTTAATTGGCGGATTGATTGTTGTTGGCGGTGCATTGCTTGTAGGCAAAATGATAAAAGCAAAACAAGCAGGTGCTGGTAGACAAGATCCCGGTATGCTTGTTAACAAGAACTCAAACAATGATCCAATTCCAATTGTATATGGTGAACGCAGAGTAGGTGCTACAAGAACTTTTATGCGTAGTGCAGGTGCAGATGGAGCAAGTGGATCAAACGAATACTTGCACATTGTGTACACAATTTGCGAAGGTCCAATTGAAGATATTACAAAAGTGTTTTTCAATGATCTTTTAATTTTCAAAAAGAGTGCAATAGGTGCAAGTGATCCAGATTTTGACAACACAACTGGTATTGCATTGAACGCAGGTGAGGATGGTATAGACTACAGTGGAATAGTTGAAATTATTGCTTACGATGGTAGCCAAACCACAGCAGATCCTGTTTTGGTTAGTAGATTTTCAGAATGGACAAGTGCTCATGTAGGTAATGGTATTGTTTATGCTTATGTTCGTTTGAAGTATGACAGAGAAGCGTTTAGTGGGCTTCCTACAGTTACATTTCAAGTAAAAGGTCGTAAAGTCCGTGATGTAGACAATATTTCAAATCCAGAAGCATATTCAAAAGATCCTGCAAACATTGTATATGATTATTTGACACATCCAATTTATGGCAGAGGCTTTAGCAGTGATTTACTCGACATTACAAGTTTTCAAGACGCACAAGATTACTATGAAGGCACTCACACATACTTGGGTGCTGCAAGATATGTTTTAGATGGTGCTCTTTCAACAGACGACAACACATATGAGAACACACAGCGTATACTTGCTTGTTGTAATAGTGCACTTATATTCTCAAATGGGCGTTATAAACTTATACCTTTCAAACAAGCCAACAGTACAGATACCGTCAACGAAAGTCATATTGTAGATAACTGGAATATGTCATTCGGGGACAAAACAAATAGATTTAACACTGTAAAAGTTCGCTTTACAAATGAATCGGATGATTATCAGCAAGGATCAGCAGTTATAGAAAACAGCACATTTAAAACAGCAGATAATGGACTTGTTTTACAAAAAGAAATTGGATTAGATTTAGTTGTAGATCCAGACCGTGCAAAACTTATTGCATACGAATTGATGAAACAAAGTCGTTATGATACAACTGTAGAACTAACACTACCACACACTAAACAAACAATCGAACCTATGGATGTTATAACATTTGAGCATCCATATCTGCCAGATGACACACCAACACTATACAGAGTGTTGGATGTTGCACTGCGAGCAGATGGCACATTACAAGTGCAACTGCAACAGTATAACGCAAGTGTGTATACCGAAGAGGATCCTGCAACGCTATGAGTAAAATTATTATCAACCAAGAAGCAACCTTTGTTAGTGACGGTAATGACATTATTGACACGCTCAATGAACTTACAGATGTTACAATTAGCAGTCCTTCGAACAACCAAATACTAAAATACGACACTGGCACAAACAAATGGGTAAATGCTACAAACAGCGAACTAGTTTCACTAGATGGCTTGAGCGATGTAACCATAACCAGTGTTGCAAATGGTGATACACTTGTATATGACAGCACATTAGGCGAATGGATAAATGTAACAGGTGGTGCTGGTGCATCCAACTTAAATGGTTTAAGTGATGTTACAATTACCAGTGTAGCAGATGGCGAACTATTAGTGTACAACTCATCAAGCAGTCAATGGGAAAACACAGATACTATTGACGGCGGAACTTACTAAGCATTGAACCCAACGAGGAAGAATGAAACTTATAAAAGGCAAAATTCACTTAGCAGGTGAATACTATTGGATCAGAGGTATTAGTAGTCCACACAGAATGGTCCAATCATATATGGATATCAGTAAACTTGTTTGTGCTGTAGCAGGCACAAAACCAATGATACACGGCGAATGTGTCTGGGGTCAAATATTTGGCAGACCAGGCATATTCACTTTTTACTATACCAGTGAAGAAATAGAACAACGAGCAAAACTCACAGATGGCATTCATTACATTTGGAGTAGACAACCAACCAAACGCAGTCAAGAAAAAGAAGCACTACCTACCGTAAGCAAAAGAAGTAGACCTACACCGGACGAACCTTGGCATGCATGGGATGACGATCAAATCAAACAAAAACTATATGATATATGTAAAGATTTAGTTGAAACAAACGATTCAATAGAAGTAGTGTGTTTTAGACATTCAATGACTCATTATGGATTTAGAGCACTGTTTGAAATGTATGGAGTAGAATACTATGAGTGGACGAATTATAAAAAGATACCTTCGCACTTTGACAAAACCCCAGAGTTGGCTTGGGAATTTCCCTCTATGTCCAGCATTAGTGGGTAATGTTGATCGTGTTCATATAGTAGAGTATACCGAAGAGGTTTTAGACACTATATGTTGCACCTGGAATGCAATAAAACCATTTAGTGTTGCTATATATTGCTATGGAAAAAGCGATGTTTGGTTAGATAATACAGCAGAAGAAATAGAAACTCATTATCCAGAAATAGCAGTACTTTGGCATCATCCAGCAGAACCTAGATATATCAAAGGGCATAAAACACCTACGCCAGATATTCCATTACTCATACTACAAAGCCGAGCAGAACTAATCGCAGAGAAAGAAAGATTAAAGCAATTAGGTTATTATCGTTATTGGAAGTAATATCTTTGAACTAAAGTTCAAAGGAAAACATCACTGTCGTTCGTTTTCATTTATTTCAAAGTCGAAGTTTTTTTTATTTCGAATATATTTGATTACATCCAATGAAGTCAGACGACGGCTATACACGAGAAACACAAAAAAAAATAAAAGGTTTTGTGCCTCATGTATAACCGCCGCATAAATCTCATCCAAAGCCTGACGAGACATACTGTATTGCATTTTACGGAGGACGGATGTATTGAAACCTCCAACTCTTGTTAGTAAGTTACCCTTGAACTAACTGAGCAAATGTGCGGCCCTTGAACATCAATACTAATACAGCAATATTGAGTCTTATAGGGTCATTAGCCGTCATATTACAACCTATGTTTTTGCACCTTTTTGAGTGACTGCCTGTCTCACTTTTCTTTGGGACTTTGCCCATCTTCTCTTTACTAATTTAGCCAATTTGAATACTGCCATCATTTCTGCCTTTTTAATTGCCTTAGGGGATTTTTTCATTATTGCCTGTAAAGTTTTTACTTCTTCTTGTTTGAGCCTGTAATTGCGGTCACTTGAGCCTTTGATAATATTATGTGCTAATTTTTTTGCCTGTAGTTGTTCGGTAGAAACATTACTATCAATCTGCTTTTTATTCAACCCAACAGTTTTTGACCAATAGCCCACTAGTTGCTCTTGTTCAATATTATTAGATTGATTGTACTGATTATTCATAATGTTTACCTTTGTGCCTTAATACAAGTTTATTTATACAAATAAAATCATCCTTTGTCAACCGAAAAAAAAGGAGCAGTGAGAAAGGTAAAAACTCACTGCTCCAAGCCTGTATTAAGTTAAGTTTATGTAAAGGAGACAATTTAATGTTACAACACATTATTTGTCAGCGTTAAAGTATGATGGATTAGGCTAGTAAAACTAGATAGGCAGCATCATACTAAAACAGTAAATTATTAGGAGACAACTCAATGGCTATAAGTTATCCAAGTAATACAACAAGATGTTTGGAGAACAAGTCAAATGTATTACACCTAATCTTTAATGCCTACAAAGTTATTTATACATGAAAAAAACCCTTTGTCAACTAAAAAATGCAAAAAAAGCACCTTTTTCTTAAAGAATTTTATTGACTTACTAAATACTATTGTGTTATAAAGTAGTTATAACATATATTAGGAGAAACAAAATGTATGAACTAACAGATCAACAAATTAGATATCTAAACGGCACTGCACTGCAGATGCTTATGGAACTAGATCCAGACTTTAAGATGAAACACAAGCGTAGAATTTATAGAGAAACAATTCATAAACTTATGTTACATGTTTCAGAAGAATACTGGAGACTACAACATCAAGAGAAGGCTAACTAATGCCAGAGTTTGAATACAGAGAATTACGGAATATGAACCCTCGCCCGGGTGTACGCTATGGAACAAAGTATTACATACAATCACCTAAACAGCGTGAAGTTCTTGCAGAGCATATCATAACAGTGTGTGACGAAATTGCACACTTAACACTTGAAAATGATGAACTGGCACGATGGTTAGAATCTCCAGATGATCGTTTTAAGCGTGATAGAAATAGAGCGGAAAAGCCAGGCAAATACAAAACGCCACTTGAACTGCTTGAAGATAGTTTAGGCGAAGCACACGGTAAAAAACGCAATGGCGATCCAAAAGACTTTGCACAAGCACCAATTGATCGTTGGAACAAACTATGGGAAGATATTCCAAATTATCAAATTGAAATGGTCACCGAACGACCTAAAAATTACAATCCAAATTTTGACAGATTATTCAGGAGATAACAGTGGGTAGAACAAAACAAGAGCGTCCTCCATTTTGGAGACAATACAATTTAATTAAAAATAGTGCAAAGCATCGTAATATTGCTTGGGAACTTACATATGAAGAATGGATCAACTTTTGGGGAGATGACATACATCGTATGGGCAGAGATCATCCAGAAGCAATTCAATTGACACGCATTGATCAATCGAAAGGTTATAGTTTAGATAACATCGAAAAGGTGTCCAAATCAACACTAAGCACAAGACACTGTCCACGCTATCTTAAAAGCAGAATACCAGTTGTTACACCATATGGAGAGTTTGATAGTTTTAACCATGCAGCCAGAGAATTGGGAATGTGGAGTGCAGCGGTTAGGATAAAATGTTTAAGCAAATCACCTAAATTAAGTGATTGGTATGTAAAAGAGGCCGGGCAGTAAGTTAAGAATACCCGACCTCAAGCACAGCAGAGCCCTTTATGGGCTCTGTAGTATTTACTAAATAGTAGCACACAAGGAGCACAGCAAAATGAAACTACCTGACGAGGTAATCGAACAAGCACAACTGAGAAAATTACAAATCAGTTGTTTGAAAATGATAAATGGACTATTGGCATTTACCTATATAATAGGCACAGTATGGGTATTCGCAAAAGTAGTCCAAATGATAACAGGATAAAGACAAATGGCCAATAGTCTAACAATAATTGATAGCACTACAAACGAAGTGCTAATACAAATCGACCAAGGTGCAGACTTTGGTCAAACTCTCCGTTTCTATACGGATGATACAAACACAACCCCCAAAGACATTTCAGGATATGAATTTAGATCAAAAGCCCGTTATGGTACGCACAAAAATGATAATGATGTAGTAGAATTTACTGCAGCAATCACAGATGCAGCAAATGGCGTGGTAAACTTTGCACTAACCGACACACAAACTGCAGCAATGAAAGCAGGCAAGTGGAAATACGACTTAGAGATGGTTGACAGTGGTGGTACAGTAAGTAGAATTATGTGGGGCGACTTAGAAGTTGCACCGGAGGCTACCTACTAATGACAAGCGTAACCTTAACCGACCTAACCGAAGAAAATAATATCACACTATCAGTTGATAGTGCAAACAACAGTGTAGCAATTAGCCAAACAACAGTTGTCCCAACACTTAGTATTAGTTTAAGTGCGGCAGGTGAAGTAAACACCATTTCAAACATAGGATCTGGTGCCCAAATTTACAAAGAAAAAGTTGGCACTGACTTAAGACTCCGCACACTTATAGGCGGCACGGGTATATACGCAATTACAAACAACGAAGACATTACCTTTTCATTAGGTGATGTCAACGGTGAGATTGATACAGACCTTGTCCCAGATGGCAATGAAACCAGAGATTTAGGTAGTTTAACCAATCGCTGGCGTGACTTGTATTTGAGTGGCACCAGTATTGATTTAGGTGGTGCAAGCATTACAAGTGATGGCACTATCGTTGCAATACCAGATAATTCAACTGCAGGCGGTTATAGAATTATAACTGTAAATGACACAACAGATGATATTCCAGAAGGCACAACAAATCAATACTTCACAACAGCAAGATTTGACACTGCGTTTGCAACCAAAGATACTGATGACTTAACTGAAGGCACAACTAATGTATATTATACTGATGCTCGTGCAAGAGGTGCAGTAAGCGTAACACAAGCGGCTGCAAGCGGTGATGGAACACTTGCATACAACAGTACAACAGGTGTTTTAACATATACACCGCCAGACTTGTCAGGTTATTTGACAAGTTATACTGAAACAGACCCAGTGTTTACAGCAAGCCCAGCGAGTGGCATTACTTCAACAAACATTACTAATTGGAACACTGCATATGGCTGGGGTGATCACAGCACTGCGGGTTATCTTACAAGTGAAACAACAACCACACTGAGTTTGGCAACCAATATTTTAACATATACAGATGAAACAGGCACTGACACAAACATTGACTTGAGTCTATACTTGGATGATACAAATTTAGCAAGACTAACAAGCGGCACATTAGATGGATCAACAGGTATTGCTACATTTACAAGAGATGATGCAAGTACATTTACAGTTGACTTTTCAGACTTATTAAACATTACATTTGCAGATTTAAGTGTTACACAAAACGCCGCAAGTGGTAACGGAACATTATCATACAACAACACAAACGGTGTATTCACATATACACCACCAGATTTAAGTGCATACTTAACAAGTTATACAGAAACAGATCCAATCTTTAGTGCAAGTGCAGCATCAGGCATTGCTGGCAGCGATATTACAAATTGGAACACTGCGTATGGATGGGGTGACCATAGTGTAGCAGGATATTTGACTTCATACACCGAAACAGATCCGGTGTTTAGTGCAAGTCCAGCAGCAGGTATTACCTCAACAAATATTACAAACTGGAATACAGCATACGGTTGGGGCGACCATAGTACACAGGGTTATTTGACAAGTTTCACAGAAACAAACGACCTTACAGCCGCAGTTACTTGGGCAAATGTTCCAGATGCAAACATTACACAAACAAGTGTCACACAACACCAAGCCGCACTGTCAATTACCGAAAGTCAAATATCTGACTTATCACATTATACTGATAGTGATGTTGATGCACACTTAAACACAAGTAGTGCAACAGCAGGACAAGTATTAAGTTGGAATGGCACTGATTATCTATGGTCAACAGACGCAGCAGGTATTGAACTAACAGATTTAAGTGTAACAACAGACGCAGCCTCAAATGGAGGCACACTTGCATATGACAACACAACAGGCGTGTTTACATTTGCACCAGCAGATTTAACAAATTTAGATGCAAGCACTTCACTTAATGTTGTATATACAGCGGTTAACAAAGACACTGTAAGTCTTGCAAAAGGCACACCAGTTTATGCAAGTGGTGGCACAACAAGTGGACAAACTGTTGAAGTTGCGGCAGCAGACGCAAGTGATCCTGCTAAAATGCCAGCAATTGGTGTATTAGGCGAAACACTCGCAGTAGATGGCGAAGGCGAACTGCTTATCTTTGGACAAATACAAGGTATTGACACACAAACACCAGGATTTAGCGTAGGTGATGTTATCTATGTTGCAGATGGTGGTGGATTTGACAATGCCGCACCAACAGGTGAAAGCAACATTATTCAAAACTTGGGTGTTGTTACAAAAGTTCATAGCAGCAACGGCGGCGGACTTATTGAAGGTTCAGGCCGTGGTGCAGCAACACCAAACTTAGACGACGGCAAAATCTTTATTGGTAATGCAAGTAATCAAGCAACAACAGCAACACTTGATACAAGTATTGTTCCAGAAGGAACAAACCAATACTATACAACTGCAAGATTTAACGCAGATTTTTCAACTAAATCAACAACAGATTTAGCAGAAGGGTTAAATTTATATTACACAGATGCAAGAGCAAGACTGGCATTATCAGGTGGCACTGGTGTAACATACAACAATAGTACTGGTGAAATTGCAATTGGCCAAGCGGTAGAAACAACAAGTGATGTCACATTTAACGATGTGCAAATTGATGGTGATTTAACTGTAGCAGGCACAACAACTACAATTAACACGGAAACTGTTACAATTGCAGACAATATGATCTTGTTAAACAGCAATGAAACAGGCTCGCCAACACAAAATGCTGGTATTGAAATCGAGCGTGGAACACAACCAAATGTTCAATTCCGTTGGGTTGAAGGAGGAGGTTATGGTTACTGGTCAACTGCAGGCGAAGAAATAATTGTAGGTGACCTGATCGCAGGCGGAAGTATTTCATTTAATGCCGGCGGTGCATTAAAAGGTGATGTAGCCGCATTAAATGGAACTGTTGTATTAGACAGCGGAACTGATGGCACCAATGCTACATTTACAGGAACAGTAACAGGAACAGTTAGCAGTATTGCAAACCACGACACAGATGCACTCACAGAGGGTGTAACTAACTTGTATTATACAGATGCAAGAGCCAACACGGCGATAGATGCCCGTGTAGATGCTACTTTCGTAGAAAATCTCAATATTGATATTGATGGTGGCACATATTAACCTATATAGGAGTGACAAATGGCAAATAGAATTAAACTAAAACGCAGCAACACAGGTGGTAGTGCACCTACTACAGCAAACATTGAGGTGGGTGAAGTTGCAATGAATATGGCAGATAGACTGTTATATTTTAGAGATCCCTCAAACAATATCTTATCATTTACTATTGAAGATTTGAATAACTTTGATACTGATGATCTTACAGAAGGTGCAACTAACCTTTATTACACAGATACTCGTGTAAATGCAAACTTTTCAACAAAAACAACTGATGCACTAACAGAAGGCACAAGTAACCTTTATTACACAGATGGTCGTGTAGACACACACCTAAACACAAGTACAGCCGCAACTGGCGAATTTTTAAGTTGGAACGGTAGTGATTATGATTGGGTTGCTGGCGGCGGCGGTGGCATCGCAGATGTTGTAGATGATACAACACCACAACTTGGCGGTGATTTAGACTTAAACAGCAACAATATCAACGGCACAGGCAATATTAATATTTCGGGTAGTATTACTGGTGTTGGAATGACAAACAATGCAACCAGTTTCGGTGAAGCATTGATTGCAAGTCGCACAAACAGTAGTGGCACTTTTGGTGCAAGTTTTCAAAATGATAAATCAACTACACTAGCAGATGGTGATTTTTCAACTTCAGCAGGTTTTGCAATTAAGCCAAGCACAGGTAGCACTGCATATCCTGCTTTCATTCACGCTGAATATCATTCAATAACCGGTAACCGTTTACATTTTAAAATGTATAATGATGGTGTAAGCACATTTGGAACTAACACAGGTTTAGATTTAGGTGCCAATGACGCAGAATTCTTTGACGGTGATTTAACACTTTCAACTGATGGAACTAATCAAACAATTGGCAGCACAACTGGTAATATTACACTTGCACCTGGCACTGGCAGTAGTCAAATTATTGCTGAAAATGGATTTAAAGTTCAATCAGATGGTAGCACTTCAGATCCATATCTTCAAATATTAAACATGCAAAACACACCAGGCAACTATAACGGCCTTGGTCAAATGCAATGGTATGGAAAAAATAGCACCAATGGTTATGTAAAAACTGCTAACATTGAAAGTTATTTTACCAGCGATACAGCAGGATCTGAAAACAGTGAACTTGCATTCCGTGTTATAGATGGCGGTTCTGAAATGACACCAATGATTATGAACAGTAGTGCGGTTGTTGTGACAGGCGGCGCTGAATATTTCTTCAGAAATCAAGACAATGGTAATGCTCCTGATATTAAATTAAACAACACCAATAGTTCGATTGCAAACAACGATCTATTAGGACAAATTCACTTCGCAAAAAATTATAGCAATCACGCACAAATTGAATCAAGAATTACAGATATCACTGGCGGTAGTGAAGACACAAACTTTGAATTCTATGTTAAAAGAAACGGTTCATTACAACAGTATCTAGTCATTGGTGATAACGGTAGAATAATACCCAAAGCCAATGTTGATGTGGAATACAGTTGGTTGCAAATTAAACAGAATGCCTCTACAGCAACACAATATTTCTATAGAGATGATAATCACGGCAATGGTGCTCTTATAGGTCAAACTGAATCGTGGGGAACGGATAATTTCGGCGGTGCAAAACAATATACTAGAATCAGATCAAGAGCAGATGATAATAGTTCAAGTGGTGTTAGTGGATCAATTGAATTACAAGTTTCAAACGCTGGCACAATGGACACAATTGCAACAATTGACAAAAGCGGTATTGAACTGGTAGGTTACAGAGAAACTGCAAACCCACCAGGTAGTTCAGGCACAATTGCACCAGATCCAAGTGGCGGAACATACGGTGTAATTACACTGGGTGGTAATATTACATTTAACGGCTTTACAAACCCAATTGCAGGACAAAGTTATACGCTGGTAATCAAACAACCAAGCAGTGGTGGACCATACACACTAACTTCAAGTATGTTGTTCTCAGGTGGTGGTAAAACATTAAGTACTGCAGCAAACGCAGTAGATGTAATGACTGTGTTTTATGATGGCACAAATTATTATGCCTCACTAACATTAGGATACGCATAATGCCTTTAGGATTTGGATCAGGAACACGCAGAGCGGCAGCCAACACTGCCGCTTCAGGCGGATCAGGAATAGGATTACTCGGCGGCCCAGGCGGTTTTTCGGCAAGTTCCGGTGAACCACTAGGCACATTATTATACACATTTTCAAACCCCGACACGCACGACACTACCAGTGATCAATTCGGTAGTAGTGAAATGGAATTTTCACCCAATGGAGAATTTTTAGCAGTTGGTGCTTATCAAGCCGATACTTCAAGCAATACTTCAACAGGTGAAGTGCATTTATATGATCTTATAAATGAATCACGAGTATGGACTGTAGAAGGCACACAGTCTAACGAATTTTTTGGCAAAAGAGTCGATGTATCTGATAATTATGTATTTGTTAGTCACGAAAGATACAACGCAGGCGGTTATTCTGTAGTAGGCCGTGTTACAATATATGATATCTTTACAGGAAATCTTGTAGCAACAATAAATCCTTCGACTAACTCAAATAATAGATATTTTGGAAATATGATTTGTATAAATCCTGATACAGATCAGTTAGCAGTATATGAATCAAGCACAGATACAATTTATATCTACAACAGTAGCAATTACAATACAGTAGAAACAACAATTAGTAATGCCACTGGCTCAACTTCAACATTTACTGAAGGTGAAATGGACGGCGATGCTAATTACTTTGCAATCGGAAGAGCCATTCCAGATAGTGTAAGAGTATTTGATTGGGATGGCAATTTAGAAACTACTATCAATCCATCAACAAGTTATAAATTTGGTATTAGTGTAAATTTAAATGGCGATTATCTTGTTGTTGGCGATAATGGTTATACTGATGGTAATGATGGCGCAGTATTTGTTTATAACACCAGCAATTGGAGTTTAAATTATTCCAAATCATATGTTTCTGCAAGTAGTTTATATGGCGCCAATGTTGATACAAGTCCAGAATATATGATTGTAGGTGCTAACTGGGTAAATTCAGGCGGACAATATCATAGTGGTGCCGCTTATCTTTATGATATTAGTAATGGCAATTTAGAAACTACTATTACACCAACAACAGCAGTTAGAAATGGTGCATTTGGTATATCAACTGCTATCAATCGATATAGATACGCTGTTGGACACGCTGGTGAAAACAAAATCTATGTTTATAGCACAGGCGAATAATTAGAAAGGATTACTCATGTCTTATGATGAGGGAACGGATACTGTAACGGAACAGCAGGAAGAACCAAAAACTCGTAGAGGCCGTCCAAAAAAAGAGATGGACTACAGTAAAATAGAGCGTATGGCAGAAGTGGGATGTACTAAAAGAGAAATATCCTACATATTAGACATACACGAAGATACGCTTGCAAGACGCCCAGAAGCAGTCGAAGCATATGAAAGAGGTGCAGAGAATAGTAAAGTTAGATTACGCCGTGCAATGATGTTTAACGCTATTGACAAAGGCAATCCAACTATTCAAATCTTTTTAGCGAAAAATATGTTGGGAATGAGTGACCAAGGTATGACAAACACTGACGACAACGGTGTACTACCTTGGGAAGATTGATTTAATCAGCCCATACAAACAAAAAGCCCCTACTTGGGGCTTTTTGTATTACGCTGTTTCCTCTACAAAAGTTTTGAACCATTTTGTAATAGCAACACTTCTATATGATTGCGTAGGTGTTGTATCACTTGTTAGATTGTTCATTATATATTTGTGTATTTTGTGATACTTGTATCTGTGGGTGTCATCAACAAGAGAAATAATTGTGTCACGGTTGTTGTTCATAAAATCCCAAAGACTGACACCTGCAAAAGTGTGTGTAGGTTTTGACAGCGATTTCTTGCCATATTTTTTGAGCATAGTTTTTTTTCTTTGTTCATCAACTATAGGGTTATGCTTTCTGCCCATATGAGCATTGCTTATTTTTGTCCGTGCTTCTTCAGTATGTGTTTTTCCATACATTGGGTTTTTTTCACCAGCATATCTACCTTTAAGGTTATCTAACCATACTTTTTGTTCTCTTGGTAAATTATTGAGTTTCTTCAGTGTATCAGATGCCGCTAACTTCTGAAGGTCAACATCATAATCTGCACCGTTCTTAAACATTTTCTGTCTCCTTTATCAACTTACAGTTATAATATAGTATGTAATGGCCCTAATTAC